GCATCCATCTGTTGCAAGCCCATTTTTGCTTGAGTACGTAAATCCTCAAAGAATTTTACACCGTAGTAACGTACAACATCAGCAGGTACAACGTACTCACCTTCAGATAAACGTGCAGGTATATCATCACGTACTTCTTTAGGTAGAGAGCCGGGAGGTACATCATTACCTGATACTGGGTCTCTTGTTTCTGCTTGTCCAAAGCTCATTTCCATTTGGTCTTTCATTGCGGTTCCGCCTTTGTTAAATTCTTTGGGTTTGTTCAGCCATTAGCATTAACCTTTAGCCTAAGCTGCTTTAAAGCTTGTAATGCATGTATTTGCCCTTGTATTCTATACATTACATGAGATTCATCCGATTGAGAAAACATTTTGTAACTGGCCTGAATGCGTTCATCTAGTTCTGCTTCAAATGCATTCCATGCTTCTGGGTTATTTACTAGTAGTTTTAAACTCACTGCATTGGTCCTTGTCCAGTGTTAGCTGAGAAGCCCTGTTCTCCCGGCTGAGGTGCTGTGCCTGTACCTATAGTACCCCCACCGCTACCTTGAGTGTCCTGTACCTGTGCCCCTGCTGGTGGCTTCTGTGGACCTGCTTGTGGTGGACCTGCCTGTGGTGGAGGTGGTGGTGGTGGATTCTCCGCACGAAACTTTTTAAGTATTTCTGCTTGTACTGCAGCATCACCCATTGAGTTCACCAATTTGTCAGGGTCAAGATCCATAGACTTAGCAATCTCACGCACAATGTAATCCATCTTAGCAAAGGGTGCTAGTACAGGGTTCTGTACCACACCAAGAAATTGCATCAGGCGTTGACTACGTACTTCATTAGCCATCAGGCTTTCAGTACCACGGGCTTTGACTTCAAGATCACCTTTGATTGCATCATCGTAATCAAACTGCATGTTGAAGTTGAAGAATGCTTTAGCTAGTGGTGCTAGTAGGTAATCGTCCACATTCTTAACTACATTCCGTATAGAACCATTAGCAGCAGACATAAGCATACTAATGCCAGAAGCTGTACGTCCAACACCTTGAACTCCTGTCTGACCATGAGCAAAGCTAGGAAAGCCTGTACTTTCGTCTGCTAATACACGTGCCTTATCAAACATCTGCATATTTTCATTGGATACGTTGGGGAACTTAGTGCCAAAGATAGCTTGTCCCGGCGCACCGCCTTGGCGACGAAAGACTTTACCGGGATATACTGATAGATCTTGACCGGGAACTAGGTTAGTCTCGTCCACCTCAATCAACATATTACCAGATAGGGCAGCATTGTCAACAGCCATACGCATAAAGCCATTCATTAAGGTTTGTGTATCATCCATATTCTCAGCAATACCTACACCAAACAAGCTGTATGGGCTTACTTCATATGGTACTGCATAGTAAGGAATGATAGAAGGAGTGAATGGATTCATAACCAAACGCAATACCTTACCATTACATACCCAGATATTTACATTAACTTGATCCATATCTGCTAGTTCTGCAGGGATATCTATGTCATGTCCTTCAAGAACTTCTGTGTCTACACTACCCCAGAACTCAAGGACTTCAAAACGTTCAGCTTTGGATTCCTGAGCATCATCTTCCATAGCTTGTTCCCACCATTCTTTAGTGTAGGACTCACCATCAGATACAGCAAGATCAATAGCATTACTTCTAAAGAAAGGACGTCTTTTAAGATTACGTAGTTGAGTACGTGACATTTTATGACGTTCTACTACATACTCAGCCTCATCCATATTAGCTGCATCAGGATCAGGATAGAAGTTCCAAAGAGATACACTAGAGGTCTGAGGAATAGTTTTAATCGTAGGGGAGTACTCACCCTCTTCACTCCAATTAGCATACTCTTTGTCTATAGCAAACGGACCTTTCATCACGCCTGTACCAAATAAAGCGCATTCAAAAGCAGCTACACGTAACTGTTTGTTTGCATTAGACTCTTCAAGTTGATCATGGATTTTCTTTTCCATTTTCTTAGCTGCTACCATAGCAGGATGAAATGTAACCTCTGTAGCAGTACTGCCTTCACCTTCCTTGAGTTCTTCAGCAACAGGAGATAGTTTATCAGAAAGACCAGCTAATCTTTCTTTAAGATCAGTCATAGTTTCGCCGGGAAGTAACTTTCGATCCTCTGCTGTTGGACCTTTAGCTTTCTTCATTTCATCGTTAGATTCAAAGTGTACAGCTTCTACTACACCTTCAGGTAAGGTAGTGGGGTCTACAGTAACTGGAAATTTATTGTTGCCAAAGAGTACTTCAATGATTTGACCATAAGCTGCAAGGACTTTAGTCTTAGTTACTTTGACAAAGACTTGAGATTTTTCTGTAGAAGTAAACTGAACATCAGGCCCATAAAGACCACGGTAATTACGATAAGCTTGTATCCAACGGTTTTCTTCTGCTTCTCTGGCATCAGAAGCTTTTTTATATTGGCTTTGAACAAGACCTACAATGCTACCTGCAAGAGGATCACTATATGTGTCTTCTTTCATGTCATCTAAAGAGCTTGCCTCTTCAATGTCCATTCCCATGCTTTCTTCAAATTCGTCCATAGTATTTCCTTAATAACCAAACGTTGGGTCGCTTGCTTGAAAACCTGATCTCTGTGTTGCAGGATCAAAATCAAACAAACTGCTTCTTGGTCTTGTCATAACCCCGTACCTAATTGCATCATACAGGTGGTCTTCTGAGTGTGTGTCTACGTCTTCAGGGTTATTCTTATCCAGAGGTAGTGCTGGTATTTGTGATATAGTATTAGTACAAGTGTTAAAGAATACTAGCCGTGGTTCTTCAGTAAACTCATCTACTTGTAACCTTCTGTGTATTTCATTCTTACCTGCTACCCTTGAACCCCTAGATCTATCAGCAGGTCTCCACCTACAGCCTTGCATAATCATTTGTTCAGCTAGACTTGGGCCAGTGTCTCCACGTTTATGCCAAAGAGATGAGTCAAGTACTCCGTAACGTATCTTCTCTCCATCTTCTGCTTCTAGTATCATATCAGCTAGGTCAGTAGCTATGACCTTTGAGCAATACATTTCCCGATAAACTATCAGTTGTTCATCAGGAGATACAGCAAACCAAACAACCCCTGAGTAAGAACCGTATCCGTAGTCACATGCTCTAAACTTTGACCAGCTTCTAGGTATTTCAAAGGGTTCTATTACGTGTATGTTTCTGTTCCACTCAGGAAAAGCAGCACCTTCGTTTACATCCCAGTTACCTTCAAGCAGTTGCTTACGCTGATGCTCTGGTAGTGACAGTAGGTTAGCTTCGTATAAACCATCATCAGCTAAGTACGGGTTATCAAATAAAGTAGCAGGAATAAACCTGCGCTTAAACAGTGGTTGACCCTCTTTTGAGTGACCTTTAGGCCAAGCAATAACCTCTCCTGTTTCCATATCAGTAGCATCAAAGCTAGTATTATGTGGGGCTGGGTCTACAAAAGTTTTCTTAACCCATTGATGCCCACTTCCGCCGGGGTTAGTAGTACCCCTTTGATATAAACCTAAACCACTATTCTTAGTAGTACGTAGGCGTGACCTCATATAGTTCCAAGGATAAGGGCTAGGCCATTGTGTAAGTTCATCAAAACCAATCCAGTTAAAAGCTTGTCCTTGGTATCTTTGTACATCATCATCCCTATCTAGATATGAAAGCCAAAGAGTAGCACCGCTTGGAGCTACCCACGTCTTATCACGTTCCATAAACTTAATCCCGGGGATTGCTCTTGGGTAGAGCTGTTTGGAGACTGAGATAAGTTCTCTGAGTTCTTCTGTGCTTCTCCGTACCAACAGCATAGAAGATAGTGGATTATTAAAATACCTAACAGGATCGGCCAACATAGCAAAAGACTTACCACCACCAGCCGCCCCACCATATAGTACCTCTTGTTCTGATGCTGAAAGAAAGTCTGTCTGAGGGCCGGGATTAGGCTCAAAGATAACGTCTTGAGCTTTTTCTACATCAATCGACTCTGGCTTCACTCTCGCTGGAACTGGTTGAAGCTCTGGCTCCGATACGATTTCTTTCGAGGGTTTCCGCTTTTGCCGCCGCTTCTTTGTAGCGTTCAGCGTAATAGCGTTGCGTTGAAGCTTCTG